CCCCCGGAGGCGGCCGGGGGGGGGGGTGCTGCTGCCGTGTCCGTTCTGCAAGGGGAATGGAAAGGTTTCATTCAAAGACCATAGATTTGTTGGGCAAAACTTTCGTGGAGACAAGAGACTTGTGTACAGGATACAAGTCATCTGTAATAAATGCAGAAGCAGGGGAAAGCCTGTATTTACTGAGCCGCTTATAAACCCGAACCCATACATTACAAAGTGGGGAAACTGCTATGCAGACACGGATGTTTGCAACGAGGAGACGAAGGCATTTTCTGAATATGTGGAATCTGCAATACGGGAATGGAACACCCGCGCGCCGATTCTGAGCAAAATTGAGATGGAGAGGCTGGAGGGGAATGATAAATAACAAAAAAGCGCTTGATGCCGCGCAGACCATTGTTGACTACTGCAAAGGACAAACATCCTGCCAGAACTGTATTTTTCGGATGCATGGAGCGGATCATTGGAAATGCCATATAGATGCGTTTGTTTTGCGGGATGTAATAGCAAACATTGCAGCAAAGCGGAAAAATAATGGATATTTGTGAGAGGAGGAACTGGAGATGCTGGAGGGGATGGAATGAACACACTGATTTTGTATGCTATGGGGATTGCATCGCTGGTAGTCATTATAGCCGGGGCATTTTTCGTGGTGGTCATGATTGTGTACTATATCCAAGTCATGTGGTCAAAAATTTCTGCCTGCGCAAAGAACACAATGGAGTATTTGCAAAACAAGCAAGATTTTGAGGTTTACAAAGCCGACGTGTTCCGCTGGGATATGGTAAGGCAAGAGAAGACGTTGAAGTGCCTGGAGTGCGCATATCGGAAAAAGTATATGGACGAGGAGGCCCAGCCATGACGCGGGAAGAAGCGATTGCCCTTTTTGAAAAACAACTCACGGCGGCGCAGGTGGTTCTGGACAGCGGATTTGGGAGCAATCCGGGAGAGAACGACTTCTTGTACCGTAGACGTAAGGATATGGCCGAAATCGCCCTCGCCGCCCTCCGCCCCGTCAGCCGGGAGCAGTTATCTGAGTTT